ACTGAACTTGCATGTCAATTCTAAACCATTTAATAAACCCGTTATCCCAGTTTTCTGATTTTAAATTTTTCTTTCCGTAATCGCTTTCTATAATGATATTTGTTATAATTTGTGTTATAGAAGTATTTTGAGAATATTGAAATGTGCGTTTTTTAGCATCAACTGTCATTTTACTGAGATCAACTTTTCCTGAAATTTCGTCATAAACTTGTGAGGCTTTTGGTGCAACGTAATTACCGGCAGAATCAATTTGAAAATTAAACGATGCATTGCCAATTGTATTTTCTGTAAATGATTCTTGAGTTAAAATATTTTTTGCTGACTTGGCAGCAACTGATCCAGCAGAACCAATGCTAACTACTGCACCGCCATCTACTTCGTCATCTACCCCCGGTATTGGGTCTGCCGACGTGTTCGGAAAATGTATTTCGTATTTGTCAGGCAGTGCCCCTGGAATTTCGCTTGCTGTTTTTATTTGAAAAGCGTTGAGCACAGATATAAGACTGCGTTCGCCTTCTACTAGTGCTTCTTTTACGGTGTCTCCTACTAACGAAACATCACTATAAACCTTGTTTGCAATATCACTAAATGCTGCATGGTTCATCGGAATTGCTTCAAATTTGTAAGTGCTGCCGCCTTCAGTTACTGAAAAGTTTGACCTTTTTAATTGCACTGTATAAAATTTAGGTGCGACATCGATATAAGAATTTCCTTGATCATCAAATCCCACAAACTCTATTTTTATACAAAAAGGCGCATCAAGATAATTAGTAACTCCTGCCTGTATTGAAGCATACTGAAGACTTTGTAAAAATAGACCCATACTGTATGGCTCATACACATCAAATGTCATGTTGACCCCTGTTGATGATCCAGTATCTGGGGAGCCTGTTAACAACTGTGTCATTTGAAAATTATTAATAAAATACTCAGGCGTGCCTGATGATGTTCTAGCACGTAGTTCGTCGTATCTTCCTGCAGAACTGATTACCACTTGGCCTTCACTGAATCCAGTATTTCTGTACAGGAACGGATTGTTGACTTCGTCTGCTGATAAAGCCGCCAATGTAAACAGTGTATTGTATGTGGCAAATTTTTCTAGGGGATTAGATTCAACTGATCCTAGTCCTCGTAACCCGTTAGGCGAGGATCCAACGCCTACAGCACTAACAGTGGCAGAATCTACAACTCCAGATGCCGCAGCAGTTGCAGCCATAGTGACCGATCCTAGTGTTAAGTTTGTTGGCGAAAAATTTGTTACTGCCTTGGCAACCAGTGTGCCGTCAGGTTTGGTTACTGCAATGCCGCCACCTGTATCTCTAGATAACCGTGTGCCATCCAAATAAGTCGTTAACTTACTGCCGTCATCGAATATTTGTGTAGTACCAGTGAGATCGTATGTAACTGCCACTTTATACTCCTAGGTACTTTTCTAAATTAGCTTTTTTAGGTATGTAAATTTGTGCGCCTGGCACAAAGTCAAATATTGGATCTTTTAATACATCCATGTTGCGTTGAATAAAGACCCACCAAAGTTTTGGGGTACCATACAAATCAAATGATAATAGGTCTGGGCGATGATTGTATTGATTTTCTATCTTGTATAAAAAATCATCTGCTTCCGCAGGCACAGGCCGTATTACTAAAGTTTCTAAATATAAATTATTTTGTTTAGATAAAAAATAAGGAGAACTTTTTCGATAGTTTGCCATGTTATAGGTATCCTACTGAACTTGCTGTCTTGCCGCTGGCAAAATCAGCTAAGCTGAATTGGCGCAGTTTTGATCTATTGTATATTGGTGTTACTGTAATAGATATTGTACTCATTATCGGCACCCAAGACGGTTGTGTCATTGTTCCCATTTGACATTTGATATATTGCACGTCGTCCTTCATATCAAAGGACGCTGCTTTAACAACAACAGGAACCGAATTAAAAATATTACTGCCGTAACCGTTGAGTTTACATACAATTGGAGGATTTCCTACATTGGTTCCTGTACCGTAAAACATTTTAGTTGCTGTTCTTAAAAATGTTGTAGCGGCAATCCAGTAATATGCATCTTGTTCATTTTCACAACTAAACTCGCCACTGATAGTAATATCATCAACTTGACTATTTTTGTACGCCTGGAATGGAAAATTATTGTGTACAGGATCAATTGACGTGTAGTTTGCTTTTGTGCTTACTGTAATTTGTGGAAGGTATGGCCAAACTAGGCCTCCTGTCTCTTTTAATGTAGAATTAAAAAGTTCAGATTCAAATAATTCCCAGTTGCAATTCAATCGTACACGCCAGTCGTTTCCTGGAACTGGAGACATTGATACCATTGCACCTCTAGCTTGAAACAATTGTCCGTTGGCCGGTAGATTTGCTCCGCGTCTTACACTCAGTAAATTGTTAAGCATGCCGGCGGCTTTTGACACATTGCCAGCAACGCTTAACAGTCCTCCTGCAATATTTCCACCTGTTAACTTGTTAACTGATGCAGCAATATCCGCAGTTAAATTACTGATTGATCCAGCTGTACCACCAATGCTTGATACTAGATTATTTGCTTGATTAGCAATGCCGCCAAGTGTTCCAGTTAAGCCATTTACACCAAGTGTTGATGTTAACCCTTGTATGGATTTTTGCCCTGCATCAATTGCATTGCCAATACTTGCTGTTGCTCCGTTAAGACCGGATCCAATTTCACCAGACAATCTAGATATAGTATTTCCTAAATTTACGTCGGGTATCTTGCTAGTCATAGAACTTAAAGACGCTCCTGATTGCGACATTGCCTTTGATATCGACGATGATATGCTAGAAACCAGGGCTGCTTGGGGATTTGTGGGCAAACTCATTGTAATATTTCTTCCTTTAGTCTATTTATTTCTTTAAAAATGTGCTATTATATAAGTAATAGGGGAATCTAAACTAATGACTATAACTACTGTACCAAAGATAAAGTACTTGACAAACAAGGATCTATTAAAAGAGATCCACCTAAGCAAAAATACATATTGCTCTTATACCGACAAAGCATTTGCAGACTACGACTTGATTATACCGAATTTATCAAAGGTTAACATTAGAACCGTTGCTGACGCTAAACGTAATAGAGCATCTAGACTAGCAAAGCTAGCACACGAAGCTGCGGTGCTAGCGACCGGCAAAAAACAAAGCGCCAAAGAGTTTGAAATCGATTACAAAAAAATTCAAAAGACAGATATTGTATTTCGTGTAATGACGTTTGAACATGTTCCTCTTGCTCCTGGTCGTAAGAAGACTCTTAAAAATACTGCTGACAGTCATGAGAAAGTTAATTTTCCTCCGTTCCAGCATTGGAAGTTTGACGACAACAACAATTTAATTCTAGTTGGAAAAAGTCATTGGAAAGGCGATTTTACTACAGGTACGTTTAATAAAGAACATGGACAAATGACTAACAATTTAGCTCGTATGTTTATTAAACTTTGTGAACGATATGCTACTCGTGGCAACGTTAGAGGTTACACCTACAATGACGAAATGCGAGGTCAAGCAATTCTTCAACTTACTCAGATCGGTCTGCAGTTTGATGAAAGTAAAAGTGATAATCCCTTTGCTTATTATACCGCTGCGGTTACTAACTCATTTGTTAGAATTATTAATATCGAAAAGCGCAACCAAAATATCCGAGACGATATACTTGAAATGAATGGTATGAATCCAAGTTGGACCAGACAAAATAGTGGTAGTGGTGCAAACACTGCTGCTGGCCCAACTACCATTACTACTGTTGCTGCTAGTAGCGAAGGTGGTGATTGGGATTGACCTAGTGGTTGTAAACGTGTTACAATAACTAAGGAGATTCTATGTCATTATTTAAAAAAGTAGCTTGCTTCACTGATATTCATTTCGGATTAAAGTCCGGTAGCAGAACACATAATCAAGACTGTGAAGACTTTGTATCTTGGTTCTGTGATACTGCCAAAGCGCAGGGTTGCGAATCTGCAATCTTTCTGGGTGATTGGCATCATAATCGTAGTACCACAGATGTGAGTACTATGAATTATACTGTGTCAAATTTAGAAAAACTAAGTTCTTCGTTTGAAAAAGTCTATTTCATTCTAGGCAATCACGATTTGTTCTACAAAGACAAACGTGAAATTAACTCCATTGAGTTCATGCGCCTGTTTCCAAACATTGTACCAATTAAAGATACACTAGTTGAAGGCGATGTTACTATCATGCCCTGGTTAATAGGTGATGAATGGAAAGACATTCCTAAAATGAAAAGTCGCTATATCTTTGGACATCTTGAGTTGCCGTTGTTCTATATGAATGCCATGGTGCAGATGCCGGACCACGGACAATTACAAGCCGGACATTTCGGTAATCAAGAATATGTGTTCAGCGGTCACTTCCATAAACGTCAAAGTAAAGGTAATGTAACTTATATTGGCAATGCTTTCCCGCACAACTATGCTGATGCAGGTGACGATGATCGTGGCATGATGATCTTAGAGTGGGGCGGCAAGCCGGAATATCATACATGGCCTGGGCAACCTACCTTTCGAACTTATAAACTAAGTCAAATCATCGACACCCCTGATGCATTGTTGCGTGAAAAAATGCATTGTCGAGTAACTATTGACTTGCCTATTAGTTTTGAAGAAGCAAATTTTATTCGAGAAACGTTTATACCGCAATATAATTTGCGTGAACTAATGTTGATTCCTGAAAAAGTAGAAATTGAATCAAACTTAACTCCTATTGACATTACATTTGAAAGTGTTGACACTATTGTTATGAATCAAATCAATGCTATCGATAGTTCAGCATACGACAAAAATTTATTATTGGATATCTATAAAGATCTATGATCAAAATTAAAAATCTAACTGTCCGTAACTTCATGAGTGTGGGCAATCAAACCCAGGCCATTGATTTTGACAAAGGACAGCTTACACTTGTATTAGGTGAAAACTTAGACTTAGGTGGAGATGACAGCGGTGCTAGAAACGGCACAGGCAAGACCACTATTATCAACGGTCTCAGCTATGCTATCTACGGGCAAGCATTGACCAATATCAAACGTGATAACCTTATCAACAAAATCAATAGCAAAGGAATGTTGTGTACTGTAACCTTTGAGAAAGATGGTATTGAATATCACATCGAACGTGGTCGCAAGCCCAATGTTTTAAAATTTAGTATCAACGGTCAAGAACAACAACTTACCGACTTAGATGAAAGTCAGGGAGATAGTCGTGAGACACAAAAAGCTATTGAAGAAATGATCAATATGAGCCATGAGATGTTCAAACATCTTGTAGCTCTAAACACTTATACTGAACCGTTTCTAGCAATGAAGGCGGGCGATCAACGCAATATTATTGAACAGTTATTAGGTATTACATTACTTTCTGAAAAAGCAGAAGCACTTAAAGAACAAATTCGATTGAGTAAAGATGATATTCAAACAGAAAATACAAGAATCGAAACAGTCAAAGCTAGTAATGCACGTATTCAACAAAGCATCGATGCATTAGAAAGAAAACAAAGCATCTGGGACGACACTAAAGAAAAAAATATAGAGAATTTATTAAAAAGTGTTGACGTATTAAGTCATATTGATGTAGAAGCTGAGATTGCCGCACACAAAGAACTAGCGGCATTTAATCAAAAGCGTAAAGACATCGACGATTTAAACAAAGCTATCAGTCGTGCAGAGTTAGACGAAGCACGAGAAACAAAACAAATCGAAAAACTTAAAAAAGAAATCAAAGATTTAGAAGATCATAAGTGTTATGCATGTGGTCAAGACCTACACGACAGCAAACATGAAGAAGTATTAGAGTCTAAAAAGAAATCGTTGCAAGAATCCGCATTACAAGCATTATCAACTAATTCGCAATGGATTGAACTTACTGACGCACTTAAAGAACTAGGTGAATTAGGCACATGCCCTAAGGTGCAATATGATACTTTAGAAGAAGCACTTAATCACAAGAATACAGTTATTAGTTTAGAGAAAGATTTGATTCTAAAAGAAGCCGAAACTAATCCTTATCTAGAACAAATTGAAGAGTTACGAAAGACTGCTGTACAAGAAATTGATTGGGAAGCAGTTAACGAGTTAACTAGAGTCAAAGAACATCAGGAATTCTTGTACAAACTTCTTACAAACAAAGATTCGTTTGTGAGGAAGCGTATTATTGATCAAAACTTAGCATTCTTAAATCAGCGTCTAACTTATTATCTTGATAAAATTGGATTGCCACACATTGTTGAGTTTCAAAACGATTTGAGTGTTATTATTACACAGTTAGGACAAGATTTAGACTTTGATAACCTGTCACGGGGTGAACGTAATCGATTAATTCTTTCTCTAAGTTGGGCATTCCGTGATGTATGGGAAAACTTATATCATCCTATTAATTTACTGTTCATCGACGAACTTGTAGATTCGGGCATGGATTCAAGCGGGGTGGAATCTAGTATTGCGGTGTTAAAGAAAATGACCCGTGAACGTAATAAGAATGTATTCTTAATTTCTCATAGAGACGATCTAACTAGTCGTGTTAATCACGTACTTAAGGTTATTAAAGAAAACGGATTTACTAGCTATTCAAACGATGTGGAGATTGTTGCTTGACAACAGAAGCGCACGATAAAATGATTGCTGCTTTTCAGGAATATTTTAAGTGGCAAGAAAGATTTGAATACAAAGGCTCAGACGAAGCAGGCATTAAGGCACGATATTGGCTATCAGAAATACGCAACGAAGCATCAATTAGGCGAGTAGAAATACAAGAAAAACGAGAACAACGCAAGAAATCCAGAAAAGGCATGATAGGCAGACCGCCCAAGGTAACTAAATGAGTGCAATGGACGTATCAAAATCAACCCGTAAATGAAATACCAGAAGGCTATATTGGCTTTGTTTACATAATCACGAACACCGTAACCGGACAGAAGTACATAGGCAAGAAATTAGCACAATTCAAACGTACTAAACCCCCACTCAAAGGCAAAAAACTTAAAAGAAGAAGCACAGTAGAAAGCGATTGGCGAGAATATTGGGGTTCATCTGATAGGTTAAACGCAGACGTCCAAACATTAGGTCCGGAAAACTTCACAAGAGAAATACTTTACCTTTGCAAATCCAAGGCAGAACTAAGTTATTTAGAAGCAAGAGAACAGTTTGAACGCAGAGTTTTAGAAACTGATGACTATTATAATGGCATTATAAACGTCAGAGTCGGCGGTT